CTTTTAGCCCACGAAAAAGGGCAAAAAATTGTAAAAAAGGCATTGCTCGTGGGGATACCTGTATTGCTAAAAATAGAGTCTGCAAACAAAATTTACCCTCAGCAGTAGCATCGCAAGTACCACCAGCTAAAGCGAAAACTAAAAAAGCGGCGGGGGGTGCGACGGCTGCCCCAGATGCACCCGCATCAGCCCCCGCACCAGCCCCTGCATCAGCACCAGCACCAGCCCCCGCACCAGCCCCTGCATCAGCACCAGCACCAGCACCCGCACCCGCACCCGCACCAGCAGCTGCCGCTACTCCTCAAACAACAGTTTCAAAAGGGGCTGATCCAAATTTACAAAAAACTTTAGATACTTACCAAAAAAAAGCAAAGAATTTGCAAAAAGAAGTTGTTCCTGGTTCAAACGAAGAAAGTATACTTAAAGCCTCGGAAGCATCTTGGTCTCAAATTAAAAGAGCAAATAAAGCTGGTCAAGATGTAGTCTTTTTGAAAGATGAAAATGGTGACGTAGTGGCGGCTGCTTCTTTAAAGCAAAAAACCGATGCTGGAATAACCGCTACTTACATTGATTATGTTGCTGTGCGCCCTGATAATTTACCAATATCATCAAACGATAACATTAAAGTGCCTGGGGCGGGCAAACAATTACTAGATCAGATCATTGCAGAGGCTCATTCTCAAGGCAAAGATGTGGCTGTAGACGGATTCAAGTCACCTGGTTTAATTGATTATTTTGAAAATGAGGGATTTTCTGATTCAGGAAAAGTCAATAAAAAAGACAAGTTGCCAATTTATGTTAATCCCGCCGCACCTGCGTCTGCTGCTTCTGATGCGACATCAACCTCTGATCCTGAAAAGCTCAAAACCCCATCACAGAACGCATCATCAAGCGACTCGGCATCGCCAGCATCTCCGACTCCTGAATTTGTGCCTAAAGGCATTTACACTCAAGCCGAGTATGATTCGCTAGATACGGAGCATAAAAAACGACTTTTTAGAATTGCGGCAGGGTCAGTGGATGATCGCCCTCTAAGCGAACAAAAAAGCGGTGATAAACGTTTGTTGTATTTCAATAAAACAAATTCTCAACAAACAAAAGTATCTGCTCTTCTTAAGAGTAATCCAAATTTAACTAAAGCAGAAGCCGATGCAGTTGCTCACTGGGTTAACCATGAATATAAAACTGTAAATCAATCAATTTATGCCCCAAACTCTCTTTCGCCTAGAGATAAAATAATAGGCGAAGCGGGTGCAATCCGAACCAGTCAAGCACTTCGGAAAATGCCGCCAACCACAGATAAAGAAATTAGAAAAATAGCAGAAGAGCGGGGAGAGCCATCAGAATTGGCTAAAGATAAAAAGCTTCGGAGACACATAAAAAATGTGCCTGATCTTGATGCTTTTTTAGCTCCTTACGAACAGGCGCAAAAATCTGGTAAACCCTATCTTGAGCCAACGGTTTTTGCTACCACTGCTAAAAAAAATCTTGATTTTTTTGAAGGTGGCGCACAAGCAACTTTTGTGATTAAAGCCAAATTAGACGGAACTGGATCAGGGCGAACTGTGGATCAGTACAAAAATGAAGCCTGGGAAGGAGAAGTCCTTTACCCCAGTTTTACTGGTTTTAAGGTGAATAAAATTACTAGGCAACAAGGAAAACCTGTTATTATAGAAATGGAAGAACTTTAGGGAAAAAATATGGATCCACGCTTAGAAAAATCGGTTAAGAGCTTGTTTAGAGGATTAGTTGCTGGGGATGGCGATGTTTATTCGCGGATGGCTTCGAGTCATGAGGGAGCTACCGCGCCTTATCCTGAGCCTTTAGCGGGAATTGTCAATGCTATTAAAGCAGATTTTGATCGGGGCAAATTTTCCAATTTAGCAACGCGGGATGATTATGCAGAAGCAATAGTCCCTTATTTTGAAAGCTTTGTTTTGTTATATAATCCTAATGATTTTGAGTTAAAAGAGGATGAAGCTGAAGATGAATGAAGCACAGCAAGCCGTATTACCTATAATTGAATCGGTTTACACCGATGGAGTCGATGCTATTGGTGAGCCGTCTTTATCTGATGATGAAAGATTTATCATTGTTCAGTTTCAAGATGGGGAAAAGCTATTAGAAGCTAAAATTAGTGATACGGATATTGAGATTAAAATGCTTAATCCTGAACAATCGGATTGAGTTTGAGAACAGAATAGATATTTATTTATCAAGTTGCCCGTGAGAACTATAGAAATTCCTAAATCGCTAACCCGTTCATCCTATTTGTTACCGCTGTCGCTTCGCGAGCGTTCCCCCTTTGAGGAAACGGGTGATAATACTATTTTTAGTTTTTCCTCTGAGTACCCAGTAGATCGGGGGTGGGGGGTGGAGATTTTAGATCACGCTCTCAGTTCGGTAGATTTGTCACGAATGGCCACGGCCAATTTGCTGCTAAATCACGATCGCTCGATTATTTTGGGAGCGATCGAACGGGTTTGGATTGATTCAGTTCAAAAAAAGGGTTACTGCAAAATCCGTTGGTCAAATCGTTCGGAGGTGCAAGGCTATAAAGAGGACGTAGCTAACGGCATTATCAGAAACGTCTCTTTTGGGTACAACGTCTTGAAAACAGTACCTTTAAACGACAAAGGTAGTTATCGGGTAACTAAATGGCAACCCTTCGAGGTGTCGTTAGTATCCGTTCCCGCTGATTATACGGTGGGTTTTGGCCGCGCTAAAGGGTTTGAGGGTACGATTTCTTTAAATGTTGAGAGTTGCAATATGGACAGAGAATTGGAAAAAGAAAGAATTTTGGGAATTCAGGAATTGGTGAGAAGCTATGGATTCCCAGAATTGGGGCAACGAGCGATCGAAGAAGATATGGATATCGAAGACGCTCGATCGCTTTATCTAGCTCGTTTGGGTGAGCAAATGAATCCAGTGGCGGGCGCTGTCAATCCTTTGGGTTTATCGACAAAAGAGGGTAAATCTTATTCGATTTTGCGGGCGATAAATGCTTGTCTTACCAACGATTGGACTAAAGCTGGTTTTGAGCGAGAATGTTCTAGAGAAATCGCCAAGCGAGCCGGGAAAGAAACGTCGGGTTTTTTCCTGCCAGTGCGAGATGTCAGAATGGAAAGCTACCGCGCCACATACCAAGTTGGCACGGCTGCCACTGGCGGCAACACTGTCGAAACCAGTTTAATGGCGGAAAATTTTATTGATGTTTTGCGAAACAAATTGGTGATTCGATCGCTTGGTGCTACTGTGATGAGCGGGTTGCAAGGAAACGTGGACATTCCGGGGCAAGATGCCATTACCCAGACTTACTGGGTAGGGGAGAGCGGAGCAATCACTCAGTCTGAGGCAACTTTTCGTCAAGTGCCTTTGCGCCCCAGAACGATCGCCGCTCGGTCTCAAATGTCTCGATTAATGTTGTTGCAAAGTTCCATTGACATTGAACAGTTTGTTAGGAACGATTTTGCGGCGGTTATGGCGCGGGGAATTGATCAAGCGGCTATTCGAGGCACGGGAACAAATGGGGAACCAAGGGGAATTTTAAATTTAACTGGCATTGGTACGGTGGCACTAGGAACTAATGGAGGTGCGCCAACTTATTCCAGCATCATCGCTCTGATGCGCGAACTAGAAATAGATAATGCTGATATGGGGGCGCTTAGTTGGCTAACCAATCCTCTTGTTAAGAGCCGGCTGATGCTGACTCCTAAGCAAGCCTCTGGGGTAGAGGGTAATTTTATTTTGTCTGACCCTGGCCGATCCTTAATGGGTTATCAGTTTGCTTGCACTAATGCCGTACCGAGTAATCTAACTAAAGGAACTGGGACAAATCTTTCCCCTTTAATCTTTGGCAATTTTAACGATCTAATAATTGGAGAATGGGGATCAGTGGAAATATTGGTCAATCCCTACGGGGCGGGTTATAACACTGGGGATGTTGATATCCGAGTCATGCAAACCATTGACGTTGCTTTCCGGCAAGTGGTTTCGTTTGCAGCAATTACTGATATGATCACTACTTTACCTTAGAGCGGTTAAAGCAGGGTTTAAAACTTTGTTTGCAGTTTAAAGTACAAATCAAAAAATTTGTGATATATTGATTGTGGTAGTAGAATGATTAAAAAATCCCCTGCGTTTTTCGGCGGGGGGTTTAAAAAATCTAGATTACCTTATTAATAAATAAATTTTTCACTGCCAACGAGGAAGTAATGGTCATGGTGGAAGCCTGAGAGGGTTTCTTCTTTTTTTGTGTAAAATAAAAGCAGTAGGAGGGCTTATGCAAAATAATAAACCAGAAATCGAAGTTAAGCATTTTAAATTAGATGCGCGGAACGAAGAGTTACAACGAACGAGAGAAATCTGGGCAGGTCTATGAAAGTTAAAGTCCGTGAGTCTTTTAATGTCAAATTGGGCGATAAAATTTACAATTCGGGGGAAGAAATTGACGTTACTCCGAACGAATTGGAGCTTATCGCTCATCAGGTGGAATTAATTAATAATCGCAGGGAGAAAAAAGATGTCGGAGACCTACAAAGTTAAATATGGGCGAACAATTTACCACGAAAATCAACAGTATAATGGGGGGGATATTTTAGAACTGCCAACGGAATTAGCTTTGCATCATGCGGCCAACATTGAGGTGTTTAAGGTGTATAAGCCTCAAGATGTGTCTTTTTTTGATGAGGCTACCCCACGGGAAGCAATTAGCGATGCTGAACGAGAATCTTGATACTTTTCTTGACCTTGATGATTTTGCCGTTACCGCTACTCTTAATGGGGTGGCGGTGAAGGTTATTTTTGATAATACTTTTGCCGCTTTTGAACTAGGAGCAGAGGGGCGATCAATTACGGCTTTAGGTAAATCTAGTGATTTGATTAATGTTTCCCACGGGGATGAAGTTAGCATAAATCAGGTTGATTATTCAGTAGTAGGCGTGCAACCCCAAGGCGACGGCGCTTTTACTTTATTAATTTTAAAACAATGAAAACTCTAGAGATTCTGACAAAAATCGGCGAAAGACTGACAGGGATTACTATCGCTAACGGATATTCTACTGATTTGGGTAAGGTGATTACTTATTTTGAGGATATTGATTCTGAGTACAACAAAGAAGGATTTAATTATCGTGATATTGATAACGAGTTTTTTGCTCTTAAAAACAATTATCACGAAGCTGTAATGCCAGTGGAAATAGAGGCGATCCTTTTTGGCGAAAATGTTCTTGAGCTAGGGTGTCAGGCAATCAGTGATATCTTGAAAGCGATTGCAAGTGATCCCACTTGGTCTGGGTGTGCGATCGATACTGTCCTCAAGGAAAGATTCAAAGCTGTGGAAACAAAAGGCAGAAAAGCAGTAAAAGTGGGGGTAACGATTGATATTATCTATCGTTTTCCAAAATGGTTTATTTAGCAGCAAAGTTTGAAAGTATAATAAAGTAAATTCTCCGTGGGGAATTCCCCAGTAATACTAATGGTTGTAGAAAGCAGATATTTTATCGGGCAAGGTAAAGTTTACGCCGGCGTGCGAAGTTGTGCTGGAGGGGTAACGAATGGGTTTCGGTATTTAGGTAATTGTCCGTCACTGACAATAATGCACAATGTAGAGTACGTTAAGCACATTGAAAACACGACAGGGCAAAGAAACACGGATCTAGAACTACCGCAAACAAGAGAAGTGATGGCGCAAATCACAATAGAATCGTGGGATTTAAATAATTTAGCTTTGCTTCTTTTTGGCACGGCTAATAAAATTACAGGAACGACAGTTAGTAACGAAACCGTGCGTTGTCCAAGTGCTAAAGGATCTTGGGTTCCATTAGCAAATATTAACTTAACCAGTTTCACTAGCTTAGGAAGCTTAATTAAAGATACGGATTATACCGTAGATTTAAAGGCTGGCATGATTTACTTTATTCCTACTGGAGGGGCAACGATTGATACTAATTATGAGGCTTCTTATATTTTTGGTGATAGCGAAAAAATAATTGCTTTAAATCAAAATCCACAAGAGTATTGGCTACGTTTCGCAGGATTAAATACAGTAGAAAACAATACGCCAGTAGTAATCGACGCTTTTCGAGTCAAATTTAGAACGACTGAAGAGCTTCAACTAATAACTCAAGAGGTGACACCCATGCAGGTGCAAGCCACAATTTTATTTGATTCAGCGCAGGCTGATGGACCTTTTTATCGAATTCGTCAATCTCAGGTAGTGCCTTGTGTTTAATGATGCAGATCGGCGACGGGCAACGAGAGAATTTTTTAGCTCTCAAATCAAAGATTTAAAAGCGGCTGATCGTGCGGTTTTGCGGGCAACTGCCAGAACATTACAAAGGGAAATTCGCGGGCAATTACGAAAATTCAAGCGCGGACCGACGGGAACGGGAGGTTTTCAAAAAGCCGTTAAGATTTACGATTTGCCGCCCTCTGGCTCGCTTCCTTTGGCTAGTTTTGTTCGGCTAGGAGTGCCTTTTATGGATGCTTTCGAGGAGGGCAAAAATATCACGGGAAATCCCAGCTTGATTATTCTGCTTAATACGGGTGCGGCGGCAGGTTTTAAGCGAATAACTAAAGGTAATTCTTGGTCTAAGGTTTGGGAGCAAATCAAGAGTCGTGTGCGGCTTTTCCCCGTTGCTACGGGAATGATTATTGCTGTAGAGATAAATGGGCAAAATGTGCCGATTTACAAAATACAAAAAGCTGTCACCGTTCCCAAAAAAATATCTTTTTTTGAAACAGCGGAAAAGTTAAGCGCAAAAATGGCTGAAGAAGTTTTAAGATTACTAGAAGGAGGTGTGGTATGATTAATCTGCTTTTATCTGTTTTACTCGTTACCACGCCGCCTAATTTGCCTGTTAATACTAATTCTCCTATTCCTGTTTATGTCACTTCATCTGCTGAAAACCAGTTTAATTTAGGCAAATTTCTAGAAGCAAACTGGTTCATTCTCGCAACCTTGATTGCTGCTTTATCGCAGCTACACATGAGTGTTCGAGAGATTAAGCAGGAATTTAAATATATTAAAAATAAACTGGAAGAAACGCAAGAGACGACAAAAAATTTTGTCTCTAAAGAAGATTTAGAAAATATAGTCAGAAAGCAAAGATTTGTTCTTTATACAATTGATAGATTGATAGATTTTATTAATGATAAACCAAAGCTATCAAAAGAAGAGTTTCTAATAAAACACGATTTCGACGATTACCAAAACTAAGAGGTTAAATATGTCACCAGATCAAGAATTGCAAGTATTATTTCCTGCCATAGAAATCAATGGAATTACTGTCAAACCTTTTAAGTTTAAAGATTTTCGATTAGTTTTAGGTATTGCCAAAAAATATATCGAAATATTTAGCACTCTCAAAGATTCAACCGCCGTGATAATGACAATGCTTGATCGAGGGGAAGATGCTTTAGATGATTTGGCTAAATTGGCTAATTTAGCTACTGGATTAAGCCTAGAAGAAATTGGCGAGCTAGAAGGTGATAAAGCGATGGATTTGTTTTTTGCGGTTTTTGAGATAAATTTCGATTTTTTTATTCAGAAGTTGACCGAGGGAGCCGAAAAAATAGCGGCAAGACTAGCAACGAAGGGTGGGCTATCCAAATCACCAGACTCCTTTGCGCTGGACACCGACTCTCGGACATTGGAGAGTACAGCAAAGCCCAAATAAAATTATTTTTGGATGCGGCTAATTATCTGGAAGCTGAGGAAAGAAAAGCTAATATTGTTGATAGAGCTTTAAGTTTTAGAGGCGACAATCAAAATATCAAAAAAGCGATTAAAGATTTATCTACTGATGACTGATGACTGATAACTGATAACTGATAACTGATAACTGATGACTGATAACTGATAACTGATAACTGATGACTGATAACTGATAACTGATAACTGATAACTGATGACTGATAACTGATAACTGATAACTGATAACTGATAACTGATAACTGATAACTGATAATGGCAACTCGCACTTTAGGGATTAAGTACACTTCTGAGGGATTGGCGGCAGTAACGGGCGCTTTGCAGAAGGTTTCCTTCGCTTTTGATGAGGCATTATCAAAAGCACAGGATACGGTAGAGGAAGCGATTAAGGCCTCTCAAGAGGCTCTAAAAGCTAACGATGCAGATGCTTTTGCCGAAGCGGAAAAGAAGAAGGCTTTAGCCGCAAAACAGACGGCTAATTTAGTCAAAAATGCCTATCGAGAATTGGGGGTGCAAGCCGAGGCGGATATTAAATCGCTTAAAGAGCAGGCAGTTTCGGCATTTGAGGCGATTAAAAATAGCGGGGTGGCCAGCGCTCGGGATATTGCTGATGCTCAAAAGCAGTTAGACCGACGACTAGAGCAGTTAAACGCCCAGCTTAAGGACAGTTCCAATCGTTGGGAACGTGTCACCGAGTCGATTAGCGGTGCTAAGTTAGCCTTATCTTCTTTTGTGGGGAATCTTGCCGCTAATACGGTTACGGGGGCTTTTAACTCGATAACTGGTTCGATCACGGGTTTTTTTAGGGGATTATCAGCCGCAATTCAAAGAGCGGGGATTCAGACCGAAAATCTCAAGGCTCAATTAAAAACGATCGAAGGGAGTGCGGATGCGGCGGAGGCTGCTTACGCTAAAATCGCCAAATTTGCCCAAACCACGCCCTACGAACTGGAACAGGTGACGCAGGCTTATGTTTCGCTGGCTAACCGGGGAATGAAACCTACGGAGGAACAATTGCAAGCAATTGGCGATATGGCTGCAAGCCAACAAAAGCCACTGCAGCAGTATGTAGAGGCGATTCTGGACGCAATGACCGGGGCAAACGAACGTCTACCAGAATTTGGGATTAAAGCGACTAAATCAGGGGATCAGGTTAGTATTACCTTTCGGGGGGTGACTAAAACCGTACAGGCAACGGAAAAATCAATATTAAATACCCTGCTATCTCTATCTAAAATGGATGGGGTGATGGGGGGAATGAATGAACGGGCTAAAACTACTGAGGGCAAATTATCAAATTTAACTGATGCTTTGCAGGCAGTTTATGTAAAGCTTTTTGACGCTATCCTGCCGGCTCAACAGGCACTAATTGAGTCAGCCACTGGTATCATCGCTCCCTTGGCTAAACAAGAAGATTTATATAAAGCAATTGGCGATCGAGCTAAAGAATTATCGGATTATTTAAAAGCCAATCCCGAAATAATTGAAGAAATTCGCAGGCAATTACAAGAGGGGATGCTGCTGGTATTTAATTCAGTTTCGGCGACGGCCAAACAAATTCTTGATTATTTAAAAGCCAACCCAACTGCGATCGAGGATGCGATCAAAGCAATGGGGACTTTGCTGAATATTACCAAAGAGTTGTTAAGTGTATTGGGATTTGTTTTAAAAGGGTATCAAGCAATTGCGGATACTGTTCGGGTTATTAATCAAGAAATGCCAACCAATAAATTGATTGGTCCGGCTGACGTGGCACAGCGAATTAAATCGGCTGGAGGGAGCGATGCTGATGTACAAAGAGTTTTAAAAAGAATACAAGAAGAAACGAGCGATTTGAGCATAGTGGACACCATAATGGGCGTTAACACAGATAAAATACAAGCTGTGGTAATGCGAATTTTAGAGGAAGAACTAAAGCGATTAAAACCCGATTATGATTATGGTCCATTGACCAGGGGAGCTTCCTTAAAACCTTTACCCGTTCCTGCCCCCCCACCCAGTAGATCGGGCGCGTCACTCCCACCACCACCACCTTCTAGTTCAATTACTTCACTGCGACCATCTTCTAGTTCAACTACATCTGGGTATGCAAAAGGATTTGAGCGCCTATCGGATTTAGAAGTGTTTCTAAACAGTAATCCTCTTTTTGCCAATAATCCCACGGCACGGGCTGTGGCGCTTGCAATTGCGGCAGGAGAAGTTGGGTCTGCGTGGCTCAAAGAGACCTCTAATATAAATCTTTTTCGTGGCAGAGGTGGCACGGGTAACGCTATGCAGGGATTCGCTCAATTCAATACTCGCTATTTTAAAAATATTGACAATCCAGTTAATTATCTTGATCTTTTGGCAAAAATGCTTACTGGACAATCTACTTTGCCCACGGGACAAGGTAGATTAAATATTAAGGAATTAGAAAATTTAATTGCTGGTGGTCAGATTTCAACTCCGCAGCAGTTCTTGGCTTACCTACAAAAAGCGATGCCAATCGCTAATTGGGAGGGTTTGTTCGGACCGGGCGGGCAAAGAGTATTGCAAAGTCGCGTTTTAGATGTGCAGTTAAATCGCTTGGCTAATAATATTCCGAATAATCAGATTAGAAATTTTGAAGAGGAAAAAAATAGAGCGCAAAGTAGAGCGCAAAGTGTTGACCAACTGGCAAGAGATGTTGCAAAATTAACACAATTAATGGGAGGCAAAGTTTCTAAGATTGCTTTACCCCAAAACCTATTTGGTGAAATTACCCCACCGACTGAGTTTATGGGAATGCGACTTGGTAGCTCCACTGTTGGGGTTGGTATTCCTTCAGTAAATCTTGACCTTTTCTTGGCAACTTTGACTAAAAATCAAGAGGCAATAGAAGCCGCTACGGAAGCTTTAAAATTAGGAATAGAAAGATTTGCTACAGCAACGCTGCCCAGTTTTAGTGAAATCACACCACCGCCTGAATTTGAGGGGTTTTCTTTTGGCAGTTCCACTGTTGGGGTTGATGCCCCAGTAACATACCCTGATCGCATGATTGAAATGGCCGAAAATGCTCGGTTAGCCATGGAGCGGTTAAATGCCATGGTGGCTGTATTCGCCGAGACTGGAACGGTGGGAGTAGAAAAATTGGCCACGGGGTTTGAGAATCTGGGAAAAACAGTTACCGACGTAGCCCAGAATGCTTTTGGTCGGTTTTTCCAAGACGTGCTAACCGGGCAAAGATCCGTGGGCGACGCTCTACTCGATCTGCTATCTTCTTTCTTAGATAATATTGCCAATATGTTTGCTTCGATCGCCACTAA